ACCACACCACAAACCACTGTGGTACAACCAACAACTACCACCACCACCACCACCACAGAAGCACCAGTTACCACTACGACTACATTGGTGCCTCCCGGTAGCAAATGTGAAGAATTAGCACCAATTGCGCTTGCAGCCGGATGGCCTCAAGAACTACTAATAGACGTATTAGATGAGGCTTGGAACGAAAGTCGTTGTCTAAACATCATCGAGGGGCACCCCCGCTGGAATGGACACGATTCAGGCCCGCTACAGATCAACCAGGTGTGGCACGACGAGATTAATGACAAATACGGCAGTTGGACATACGTAAATGATCCGTATTACAACTTTGCGTGGGCATGGGAAATGTACATTTGGCACGATATTCACCGTGGATGCGGATTTGAGCCTTGGACACGTACGTGCAAATAACTAAAAAAAATAAACAACAATAGTTGCAATTGAAAATAGCCACGTGTAGCATACAAACAACGGGCAAAGCCCAAGACACAAGGAGAAACACAATGGATGAAAACACACTTACAGTTCAACTTCCCGAAGAAATGTTGTTGATTAAGATTGAAGACATTGCTGGAACAGCAGAGGTTGCCAGCATTCTTAACTGCCCCAAACAGCAGATACATGCTTTGAGAAAGCGCGCAGATTTCCCTGCTCCAATTACTCAACTGTCAGCAACCCCTCTTTGGAATGCTCAACACATCATTGAATTCGGCTCAAACTGGAAGCGTCGCACAAAGGTCTGATGAGTAGTACAATGTTGCTCATGGAGACAAGCAGACAAAAATACCCACCTGGTATCTATGAGTGCGCTAAGTGCAGTGCGTGGGTGGAGGTGTTCGTTCCTCTGAACGAGCTCCCCACCCACCCCTGCGGGGTTGGAAAGAGGTCAAAAACTATGGAGTACAAAGGAACTAGCAGTGCTAAGACTAGGAATAGTGTCGGGTGATTGGCTCCACCCTATAAAAACAGGGGAGCCTGTAGCATTGTGGGGAGGAAGTGGATGGGCACGCCTGGGTCAGTATGTTGACCACCTCCCATTTGAAGTACACGTTGGTGTACTCACTTGGTATCACGACAGATTTGTTGTAGTATCTGAGGATAAAGAGATGCACGAAGTAGACGTGATCTACATGCAACGTTTAATGCATGAGGGGCTTACCCAGCACGTGCCCATGGCTATCGCAAATGGGCAAAAAATAATAAACGACCTCGATGATTGGTATTGGGGTCTAGACACCTCAAATATGGCGTTCTTGCATAACCACCCAAAAGTTAACAAAATTGAGAACATCAACAACTACAAAGCAATCTTGTCAAAGTCCATGATTTTAACTGTCAGTACCACCTATCTTGCTGATAGGGCTTCATCATTTGTAAGGTGCCCAATACAGGTTATTGAAAACACTGTAGACATCAATCGATTTACACAGACAACCTACACAGACACCAACACTCCAGTTGTTGGATGGGTGGGATCAACAGCACATCGAAGCAGGGACATTGAGACACTAAAAGGTGTGCTTAACCCAATGGCAAAGAGTGGTTCAATAACTCTTTACCACGGTGGTCACCACAGTGGTGCACCAACCTTTGCAAGCAGGCTTGGGGTTTCAGAAGACCTGGTAACTGTAGAAGACCTGCGCCCAGCTGAACGTTACCCAGAACTTATGAAAATGGATATTGGGATTGTTCCACTAAACAAGACTCCGTTCAACATGGCAAAATCAGACATAAAAGGTTTAGAGTATGCAGCGTCAGGAATTCCATTTATTGCCCAAGATCTTAATGCATACGTGAATTTATACAAAAAATTAAATGTAGGGTTTATAGCAAACAAGCCAAAGGACTGGGTGAAGCACATAAAATACTTGTCAAACCCAGACAATCGTAGAAATGTTGGAATTGAGCTACGTTCCCGCATACAACCACGAGACATATCCTGCGGTGTACAAAAACTCACAGACTTAATCAGTAACATATGATTACCACAAGACAGCTTAAATGGCTTGACTACGCTGTCGATGTTTCATCGACAGCAACACACTCACAATGGAGAGTGGGAGCAGTGCTCGTAAAAGGTGGAAGAGTGCTGAGCATGGGTGTAAATCGATATAGAAATTTACCTTCTCAGGTTGACCTTGAAGGGGTTTCGTACCATGCGGAAGAGGTTGCTTTGAAGCGTGCTGGGGATGCAACAGGAGCGACAATATTTGTCGCAAGAGTTACCAGAAATGGGCACCTTGGATTGGCAAAACCTTGCGAAAGATGCCAAGAACTGTTGCATGAGTATGGGGTTCACTCAGCGATTTGGACCGAGCCGTCGGGGTTTGGAAAATCGAAAATTGATGACATGATTTTCAGCCGGATTTGAGACAAAAAAATAATACCCCGAGCGGACAACTACGGTGTGTAGTCGCCCGCTCGGGGTTTTGTTATTTGGACGGGGCCACGTTTAGCACGTGGCTATGTCAAACTGGCCAATGATACGGAAGGTCATTAGGAACAGCTGGGAAGTGTGGAGCGTAGTGGCCTGAGAGTTTACGCAACAGGTTTGATTGATGAGACACCATCACCTTTTGTTCAACTTCTTCATCATCAAGCCACCAAGGTAAAACTGGTAGAGAATTTGCTATTACTGGGTCCTTAGTCATTACTACTGCACTCTTAACTAGACAAGTGTCTTTGTACCCTCTTTTCACCCATTCATCGCAAATAGCAACTTGATACTGTAACAGGGCTTTTTCATAACCTCTCCACATCTTTACCGCTGGATGGTTTCTCCAACCTGTGGACACACCAACCAAGCAGTTGATTATCTGAAGGTTTTCAACACGTTGCTTGCCGAGACGCTTGTTGTCTAAAACTTGTGCGTTTTGTCTGTAGTTTTTGCCGTAAGGCAAGAAAGTTTGCATTAGTTATTCTCCTCCATCTCGTTGTACCATTCTTCAGCCAACTCAATTGCTGGAGCGTACTCGTGCCACGTACCGTCGTCTCCGACTTCAGTTGAGTATGGGACCCTACCAACAGCGCACAAATACTCAAACGCGGCGAGAATGCGTTTCCACTGCTCCTCATTGGGTAACTCATCCCATTCCGGTTGGTACTTGCAGTAGTAGTCCTCGTCATCGTTGTACCTAAACATCAATCCTCCTTAAGTCCACACCGTGTCGTTGGGCATACTTGCAGAAGTGCACCGGCTACGAATCTTGTGACGAATCTTGTCTTTGTCTTGTAAGAGGTTCGACGGATCGTCAAATACAAGCGGGAACTTTTCAGCAATACGCCACAAAAGACCGGCGTCAGACATTCGTGCGATGTTTTTGTCCCAGTTGATCACTAACAAATCTGACTTTGGCGGGCATACCCCCCGCACATCATGTTCGGTCAACACACGATCTTCGTGCATTACGAAGACAAACAGGTCAACACCCTTTCTATTGAGTATTGACCGTAACGAATAATACGAATTCGTTCCGACCATGACGACCTTATCAAATTCGTTAAAATCGTAGCTGTCCCCATTGATGATTGCTATGAGGTCGGGCTCGGACCAGTCGTCCGAGTGTCGAACCAGGCCCGCTTGCCGACGCAATCGCCATTCCGGCAAAGACCGGAACGTCTCAATCTTTTTTGGCAGGTCCCAGCAGCTAAGGAATTCGTGCGAATCAACGAAATGGACTAGCTTGTCGTTGTCTTTAACTAGCTGGCAGGCCAAAGCAAGGCCAAACGTCGAAGCTCCGACGCCACCTCCTGCTTGTGCAATTGCAATTTTCATTTTAATTCTCCTTTTTCTCTTTTTAACCAAACATAATGTCGCCGTACATAGCGTACTGCCAGAACAGGTCCTGGCTTTCGCTGTCCACGTCGTCTTCTATTACGTCTTTAAGCAAAGTTTGAGCCCAAACTTGATCCACGGGCAAAGACTTTAAAACTTCGATAATGTCTGGAACACTGAAAGTTTTGGTTACTTCGAAACGGGAAACGTGCCCCAACTTGCTTATAGCACGCGCCTCAATCTGACGGACGCGCTCGCGGGTGAGATTGAATTGCTTGCCCACTTCCTCGAGGGTGCGGGGTTCGCCCCGATCGAGGCCGAAGCGAAGTTTCATGATCTCGCGCTCGAACTCGTCGAGAGTGTTTTCTGGGTCAACCATAGTAATAGTTATGAGGCCATCTTGTCTTTCAACGCGATTAACCCAACTATACCAAGCATTGCCGGTTAACATGTCAAAAACTTCGTTTTCATCCAAAGTTAATGTTGTTGGCAACAACAGTGTAAACATGTGTTTTTTTGTTTTCATTTTCATTTGAGTCACATCTCTTTCTGTAGTGTGTCTGGGTTGTAACCAATGTCGATTAGAAACTCTCTGAGTCTTTTTATCTCGGCATTGAGGGCATGGTACAGGTGCTGTCTTTCGATGTTTTCAATCAACGCCACCTTTTCTAAATGTTCTGGATTACAGCAAAGCGTGTTACGGCAAAGGTGATCCAGAGTTTCTGCTTTGGTCAAACTTACATGCTTATGCTGTTCATAAGACCATCTGTGTGCTTGATAGGCTTTGTTGCCTATGTACATTCGCCCGTATCCTTTGTCTACGGTGCCTGTCCATATCCAACACCCATCATCTGTTTTTTTGATGTTCTTCCAGAACTTATCTTCTGGAAGCTTGGATTCTTCAATTACGTGCAGAACTCCATCACGCTTTAGTTGTTTGTAATGGGCTGCACATAATCCTTTTGCTACTACCGGTTTATTGCACACCGGCCCTCTACATAGCGCCATGCGTACTCCTTACATTTGACGTCATCACGATTGCGACGGGAGCTAGTCTACATGTTTGCTTTTTTTTTAGCTCGTCTTTGGCGTTCCTTTGTGCGTTCTCTTGGGCATAGACCACCAAATATTCCAAATCTGTCTACCTCTTGGTTGATATTCAGTGATTCTTCCAAGCATTCTGTTTTCACTTTGCACGAGTTGCATATCTTTTTTGCTGGGCGACTTGATTGTCCTCTTTCAATAAAAAAGATTTCAATAGGTTTTCCTCTGCAAGCAGCGTGCTCTAGCCAATTTGAATTTCTCATACTATACCTCTACTTTGTACAACTTTTTGAAGTCTCGCCTCATTGGGTGCAGCGATGATTCAGTTCCATGTGTAGAATATGTCGGTCCAGAAATGTTGGGTGGGGGTGTAATTTTGTACACCCCACCCTTGTTCCTAGTAATGGAAAACCCAAGATCCTTAAGTTTCCTAAACACTTTCTTCACAGCTTTTGATTGATGTTGTGTGACCATGAGAGCACTCTATCGTAGGCGGATTATTCCGTCAACTATCGTCTTTTCCTGTTAGAAGCGCAAACCCAGTTTGGATGTTTTTGTCCACCATGTCTACCAATTCCCGAGTCTTAATTGTTTGAGGAAGAAGATCGAAAGCCAACTTGTTAGACAACAACAGAACTGCGTCACCCAAAGTTCCGTTACTACGCGTCAACTTGTAAGGTTTCATGAGTAGCACTCGTTCATTATTGTCCCACACAACCACTTCAACAGAACCGGGGCCGTCGCTTAACAGGCAAACGTAAATCGTACGCATCTCTCCCATACCCATATTCATGCCTTTGCCAGGAGCAATCACACCAAACCGTTGGTAACTAAGCATTCCAGGGTTTACACAAATGTGTGCGATAAGTTCTTGGATAGTTTCAAACTTATCACCAATTTCGTAGTGTCTTGCCAAAGCACCTTCGTCGTCTATCTCTAAAACACAGGGGTCAACACTGTCGAACAACATCGAACGGTTGGGCAACCTGTTTGACAGTTTGTCAAGAAGATTCACTAACGAAAGAACGCTTATACCACTTGGGGATTCAATGAATCCCTCTGTCTCTCCGTCTTCGTTTTCATAGACGAAAGATGTTAATTCATCCATTTGAAATTTCCTCCGTATCTAGTAGTGCGTTTACAATGTTTCTTATGTCCCAAAGCCTGTCGGTCAGTCTAGCCGCTGACACAAAATGATGGCCGGCAGTGGTACTCAGTGTGTTATCGATTTCTGAGATGACCTTGCACAGCTCTTGGTGCAATTGTTTTTTGTTCACTTGTCCTCTTCTTCACTGTTTGTTCCAAAGATAGCATCGAACGTTTTAAACACATTGTCAAGCTCGCTTGTCTGCATCAAGTATTCCATGCGCCCGACTTCTGCATCCATCTGGCGCTTTTTAGCGTGACGCTCTTTAAGCATTCGTGCCATGTCTTCGGCTAGTTCCATGACCTCTTCATCGACAATTTCATTCTCAAAACTATTATCGACTTCTTGCTCTCTACGCAACAGTTCCTCGTAGCGTTCACGGGCAAACTGACGAGCGGCTTCTGGGTCGTCACGGAATTCCCGGTCCACCGCAATAACTTGCCCGAAACGGGCTGCAACACCCGTTTCTTCAGGGCATAACCCCGTCTGTCGTTGCAACTCCTCGATGAACAGATCCATTTCATTTGCCATGATTTCTGCATCTCTGTGGTCGTGCATGTATCTGCCCATCAGACGCTCGGTGAAATGGGACGTAATGAGGTACATCCACACCAAGTCGTGTCCGGTTCTCATGTGTTGCCACTCTTCGGGGGTTGCTGGTGAAGTCCCAAACTGTTCAAATACTTCGTAATAATCAAACATCTCTTTCATTCTCCTTCTTATTTGACTCTGATTTGCTTGTATTCGGTTTTCTTTGTCACTTTGTCAACCACTTCTGGTTTGATAGCGCCCATTTTGATCGCGGCATCCATCAACTGCGTATCAACGGTTGGTTTAGTAACCTTGTTGAACACTGAAGCACTAACCAAGTCTTTGAGCATTTGCGCGTCGAAAGACCGTCTAGCAGGTGTGGACAGCTCAATCGTTACTTCGTCCAGAGTTACAGTTGTAATTCCAGATTCATGCATCATGTCTTTCAAAATCTCGTCCAAGACTTTGAAATGTCTTTCAGCACTCTCTAACTCATCTTTGAGTTTGAGCCAATTTTGTGCTGCTTCTTTGATTACTTCGTGTATTGCTGACATGCTTATTTTCGCTTTCTGTACGAGTCCAGGACTCCGTTTTGTATTTGTTCTAGCAATACCTCTCCTTGCCCGTCAATTAGAATGCCGGTAGAAAAGGCTTTTTCTTCAAGGACACTCCACAATCTTTCATCGATCGTCTCGCATCCTTCGATGTGGCACAGAGGTATGGTTATGTGTACATCAACTGTTTGTGATATACGGTGTAACCTATCTTCTGCTTGTTTCAGTGAGGCAGGATTCCAAGGTAACTGGGCAATGACACCACGATAGTTTTGGTTTACACCATTACCAGTAAGTGTTAGCCCAGTACCAGCTGAGATAATCTGCCCAACCATTACTCGTGAAGCACCACTGTTGAAGTCGTTGACCGCTGCTTTCTTAGCGCCATCTGACATACCACCCCGTACTTCACAGGGATTGTACTTAAATAACCCAGCAGTAAGGGCATTCATTGTGTCTACGTGCTCGGCAACAATGAACATTCCCCCCGGCTCGTTGTCAAGTATCTCCGATACATGTTTAATAATGGCATTTGTTTTTGCTCTACCAACATGTTTTCGCAGATAACCCAGTTGAACCAAAGCGTACGCCCTTTCTGCTCCCGTAGTGTTTCTGTTTATTGACTCAAGCCACGCAATAAGATCGTTATGTACATCCATGTAATCTTGCACTGCGTGGCCAGAGCCTTCCAAAGCAATGGTCGCCCGAAACTTAGTAGGAAGGTCAATTACCTCGTCTCTTTTACGTCTGAACATAAAAGAGCCATGCATACGGTTTTTAAGGTCTAGGTCATTGGTTGATACTCTACCAACTTTTCGACCGTTTACTGTTTTACCAGACCACGGTGCGTAGTGTTGATAGAAATGACCAATACCACCTATTCCTGTCCATGCTTTAGAACCCAGGAAATCTATCTGAGATACTAGTTCTATGTTTCTACCGTTTGGAGCGGGCGTACCACTCATTAGCACTTTAACCGCATCACTTGGCAGGGGGTTACTTATGCTTATCAAAGCCTTGGTGCGCTTTGATGGATTTTTGAAGAAATGTGCCTCATCAACTATGATTGCATCTATTTCTCCCATAAGAGCTACTGACCAGTGAGTTAGAACTGCGTTACCGATGATGTAAACATCTGCATCAGGGAGTATGTGCACAGACTGACCTCTGAGCACAGCAGTCTTTAGGTTAGGGTTGAATTTGCTTATCTCGCTAACCCAGTTCCACACCAAACTTGGTGGAACTACAATTAGTACTTTCTTGCGCTCTTGTTCAACTATGGCAGACGCCACAGCAATGGCTATTGCTGTTTTACCTAAACCCATATCTAACGGGG